CAGCAGTGATATTGATTGTACGAACAACTTCGCGGTTGATTTCAGCAAGAATTTCAGCTGAAAGGATGTTGGCAAGCTCTGTTTCAGCATCAAGACCATGAATAGCCTTAAGATCCTGAGCAAGTTCCATTGTATATTCTGCCTTTAGAGCACGTGACTTAGCAGTTACAGTAACCTTTTCGATTGAGAAGGCCATCTGAGAAAAGTCGCCTGCGCCGGCATTGTTAGATCCAAGAGCTTCCGCTACGGATGTTGCCATACCTGTGCCAGTGTCATACTGTGTAACAGCTGTCATTGGTGAAGTATTTGTAGCGCCTGGGAGTCTACCAACGAATGGTGATGGACCAAACGAGTTGTTTGACTGACCGATACCAACAGCATTTGTTGTAACGTTAGCAGTTACTGTTGAGAACGCTGTATTAACTTCCTGGTAGAATGTTTCGTTATCGATAACACCGTTAGCGAAACCACCAGTTGAGTTAGCCTGAGTGTTATAACGTGAACGCATTGCGAAGATAAGTCCTGTTGGACCTGTCATTGGCTGAACACCGCAGATGTCATAGGCAATGAGGTTAGGCATTGCACGACGTACGAGTGAGATCAATACAGGGTCGAAAGTATCGATACCACCTGTACCAGCAGTAGATGATGAACCGCCCATTGCGTTGATTGCTGATGGAGCAATACCAGTTTCCATAAGTGTCTGGTACTGACCGTGAGCAGCAGACTCGCGAAGAGCCTTCTCGGTGTTTTCAAGAACGATCGCAGTTACTGAACGGCGATTTTGGTCCTTGATGGTACCAAGTACTTCGTGATCGAGCACTGGTGCCCATTTCTCTTGAATTGCCTCAGCTAGATACATTTTTGTCTCCCTTTCTAACTAGGTTATTTTTATTTATAAAAATTACTTCTTTAACGATTTTGTTATTGCCTGAGCATAGTAGTTTACTGATGGATCGTAAGATGTTACAGTAGATACCTTCTCATCAACTTCGAACGTTTCTTCAGTGATGTTTGTTGTAACTGGAGCTTTCTTCTCTGTTGAGAAATAGTTTTCCTTGATGATAGAAAGCTTCTTTGCATAAACTTCTACATCACCGTCAAAATCAATGCCCTCGGCAAGAGCCTTGAATTTTTCCTGCTGTGTAAGAGCTAGATCAGAAAGATATGACTCAAATACTTCTTTCTTTTCGGCTTCTACAAGAGCACTAACAATCTGCTTGTTTTCAGTGATCTGTTCGTCAAGCTTTGTTTCGAGCTCTTCTACCTTAGCAGCAAGAGATTCGATAACATTGATTTTCTCTTCAGGAACACTGATATAGTGCTGTTCGAATACGTTCTTTAGGTTGTCGATGAATTCTTCCATAACTTCATTACGGAGTGTTGACTCGATTGCTACTGCATTTTCTTTCATCCAGTTCTCAACAACATAATCGAGATATGTATCAACCTTAGATGTTAGTTCTTCGTTGATTTCAGCAACAGCTTCTGTTAGCTTTTCTTCAAATTCTTCTTCAAGACGAGCCTGTTCTACCATCAAACGAGCGCTGATAGCTGCTTCGAAAATTGTAGAGGCTTTTTCCTTGAACTCTTCTGAAAGATCCTGGCCAGCGAACATCTCTTCAACGTCTTCCTTAACGCCAAGTTTTGGCATTGGCATACGGGTTTTTGGACCAGTTGAGTGAGAAGCATGCGAAGGATGCATGTCGATTGATGACTGGTTTGCACCTGACTTATCGCTTACACCATGTTCCTTGCCTGGACCAAACTGTGAAAGTACTTCGGCAAATTTATTGAGATCATCCTTTGACATTTCAGCCATTGAACCGATCAATGACTTTAGAGTTTCGATGCGTGACTTTGGATCATCAACTGGGTGTGAAGCGGGATGAAGAGAATCTTGTGCAAGAGTTCCTTCCTCGATGGCTTCAACTTTTTCTACTTTATTTTTCATTTAAGGTCTCCCTTTTGGAATTTATAATTATTTATATTTTTTTGAATTTAATGTTAGAGAACTGATGTAATTCTCAAATACAGCCATCTTTGATTCTTCAATTTGATCCATTGACATTTTTCTAATGGCTTTCTTGACATTTTCTAGTTTCTCTTCGTGCCAAGTATCTTTTACTGGATCATAGAGCCACTCTACGTTCTCCATAACACCCTTGACGAAAGCATCTGGTGCTGATGGATCAGCAACGATATCTGCAGCTGTGGCTAGGCGAAAGTCTGGGCCAACTACCATCACACCATCTTTATTTGGTGTGAGAGATCCCATACCACGTGAAGACACACCTAAATTAGCACCTGACTTTAGAAGACCTCTGGCGATGTTACCCATTGGTGTTTCAGTAAGTTTTGCCTTACCAACAAAGTTATCACCATCGCGCTTTAGTTCTGTGATGATATGAGAAACGCGATCAAGATTAATCTGTGGGCCAGCAGGGTGACCTAGCTCACCATAACCTCTGTTATTCTTAACAACTTCTGTCATGTAGCGATTGACTTCTGACTCCATTATTTCTAATGGATACATGCGACCGTTTCTGTTCTTGCGATTTGCCTGAAGGAAGATACCCTCGATGAAGTAGTGTTTATCGCCACTCTCGGTGGCTTCTGAAATAAACTTTACTTCTTCTACTTCTTCTCTAATGAGCTTCATCTTCTTATCCTTATGGGGTTGTTTGGGCGACCCAAGCGCCACCGTAGTACCAATAGATTCTTGCACCAGCAGTGCCATCGGTACGAATATACATTGAACCGGCGACTGGTGTTCCTGTTGCACCTGTTGAAGCGCCATTTACTTTGGTTGTGCTTGGTACACCAGTTGATGATACAATTGTAGGTGGTGTTGCAGCAGAGTTAGCTGTCGCAAATGCCGATGCTGGTTGTCCTGAGGATGCCTTAACTGTCATACGCCAAATCCTGGAGTTACATAAATTTGTGATGTACCAGATGCAGTAATTGCAGTGAAGTATGAGTTAGTTGGGAATGAGAAAATCTCAAGTGTACCTGGGAGAACAGGAATACCTGTTGCTGATGTCGTAACTACGTTTGCATTTGTATTTGCTACAGTAGCATTAGCACCAACACCCAAGAAAATAAGAACTGAACCAGAGTTAAATACGCGGTACTGACAATAAGAGTTATACCCAGTGTTTGGTGACTGTGTATATGTGCACTGTACAGCAGTTGGAGCTGCTGTATTTGCTAGAAAAGTAATTGTGTTACCAGTTGGTAAAAATGCACCTGCGTTTGGAGATGTATATGCCATTAGACATTTACTCCTGTATTAACGTCGACATTCATATTTGGGAATGTCATCGGAGTGTCCATAGTTTCTTTTTCCTCTGGCTCGTGTTCGCTGTACATCATGTAGTCATGCACGGCACCAATCATCTCTTTTGACTGAGCGATCTTAGCTTGTACCCATGGTTCGATGTGGTGATCAGCTGGCATATTAGCTAGAAGGTGCATTACCTTGTTAGCGATAGCCTTTAGTTCTGTGCGAACCATCTCAATCTCTGACTCTGTGTCATCTGTTTTATTCTTAGCAATATCAGTTGAACCGAGAAGAGGCTGTACAGCCCATTCCTTGACTTCTTTTCTTGACTTTTCCTTGTGCATAGAGTAATATGCGCCTAGAGCCATACGCTTACGCTCTTCCTTTGACTTACCAGCGAACTTTGGATTTTTTGAATGCACAAAGTCAGAGATCACTTCACCAGCTGGTGTTTTCTTTGTGATTACTTCATCAATAGCTTCTTCCTTGTGCATCTTCTTAAGAGTCATAGCAAGACGTGCACGTTGACCAAGTTTACCACCCTTATCGGCTGCAGCCTTTAACTTACCAGCAGGAATCTTTTCATCTTCTGGAACGCCAAGTTGCTTATGAAGTGCACCTGGCTTCTTAATTGCCTTTTGAATCCATTTGTCTTCTTTAATTGGCTTCATTGAAGAGCATTCATTCATGCCGTGGACTGGGCACATCTTGCCCTCTACGGTCATGTTGCACTTTGCTTCTTCAGATTCTTTTGCTTCCTTCACAGGTACAAAGTAGTCCTTCTTTGACTTTTCCTGTGTGTTACCAAGACGCTGGTTCTTCATATCATCTAGTGAGTACTTTGTACCACCATGTCTCTGATCATCAGTGGCTTGTGGGTCATCCCACTTTTCTACCGAATGCTTGGCTACAAATTCGTCCTCATCACCAGCCTTTGGAGCATAATCCACGCCTGGGTCCTTACCTGTAGAACCAGCAGTTGTCTGCGATGCGTGTACACCCTTGATTCTATCATGGGCCTGTTTTAAAATATCTTTAAGCGACTGTGTCATCTTCTGGTTCCTCTTGATCTGTTGGTTCAAGTTCAGATTCTTCTTCATTAGTGAATATATTTTGCGCTACTTCGATTTTCTTAGCGTCAATTGCAGCAGTCAATCTTGAAGCCATAAGATCATTGAAAGAATTCTGAAACTCTATCGGCTTCTGATCATAAGCATAAGCAATTAAATCTTGAACTTGTACATCATCCATTTTTTATCTCCAATTATTTATTCTTAGCTAATATTTGAGCTGCTGACTTTAGTTTTGCCTCATCTGAAAGTGATCTGTTTTTTTTCTTACTTAGGATATCGTAGTCAGCTTTCGCTCGTTGAATCTTTTTGTTTTTTTCATCTGTTTCCGGTGTTGCATCGGTGTCTTCATCACTTGCTAATGGCTGCATTTCAGTCTCACCTTCTGGTGGCTCCTGCTGTTCCATTTCTTGATTCTGAAGTATCTGCTGATTTACCCATCTTGGATCGCCAGAATTGTTTTCTTCTTCAATTTGTTCATCCATCTCTTCAATGTCAGTATCTGATTGCTGAAGGATGTTCTTGCGAAGCCACTCATTCGAATAATATTTGCCAACCATATCCTGTAGATTGCGGGCAAGATTGATACGATTTTCGATAATCTCACCGTCCTTTAGTTCACTGAAGTAGTTATCCTTAGAGAACTCATACTTGAAATTCGGTGAAATGTTTTCAAAGTCCTCGATCGTCATAACTCCCTTGAGAATCAACTGTTTCTCAAGCATTTTGGTAAATAACATAGCAAACTTATCACGAAGTCTTGAAATAAAACGAGAAAACTTCAATTCATCACGAGTGACTTCTGTTGCTCTACCAAGAGAGAACAATGCATCTGAGTTGAGACGATTGACAGGTACATTCAATGTCTGTAGAAATTTTTTCTGGAAATACAACACATCATCCATCTGACCTAGTGTCTGGCCGCCAGGCAAAGTAGTAACTTCTGTGCCCTTACCACCATCACGACGGGGAAGCCAATAGTCCTCCAACATCGTCATAAACTTGCGATCATCTCTAACGTTGCCAGTGTCAGCATCATAAATCAAACGATTCTTATGTTTTACCATTACATCTCTAACATACTGTTCTGCCTTTAGTTTTGGCAAATTACCAGTATCGATATACCAAATACGTCTTTCTGGAGCTCTTGCGAGGCGATAGATAACAAGAGCATCCTCAAGAGTACGCATCTGATTCAATGCCTTGATAGCCTTGTGTAGATATGATAGTACCATCGTACCATTTGTATCTGTCAATCCAGATGTAATGTGAAGAATTGAATCCTTAGCAATTCTAAGACCAGTGGTTGTTGGACCTACTGTCTTGTTACCGTAATTGAAACCCTTGTCGTTGTAAATATAATACTCATTCTGGGTTTTTATCATCGTGGCTTCATTTGTCTCGCCACCACGAACACGCTTCTTAGCGACTTCTCTGACCTTACGAATCTTGCGAGGGTCGATGTAACGAACTTCTT